GTTTTTCTCGCGCTTCTTGTACCATGCCAAGATCGTTAAAGTTTCCTTCTCGGTCAATTTGTGCAACAGTTTTACCCTTAATTAGTGCATCAGTAACCTCCCCCCACTTCTTCCCGCTCGGCAGTTCTACATCCTTCAGCGGATCTCCCTCCGTTCCTGCGTGCTTGTTGAGGTAGTTACGGACGGCCTTACCTGTCCATTCAACTTCAGCCTTAACCTCAGGAGGAGCACCATCAGGAAAGTAATCATTGCCGCCGCGCATAGATCTACGTAGAGGACTCGCCAACCTCTCCACCGCCTCCGGATGCCAGCTCCCCACTCCCTTCATCCTCACACTTCCTAGCACCCCTCCACTCAGCAGCAGTGTCGTCAGCTCGCTCGGCGTCATATCCTTCGCCGCCGTGAAGATTTTTCCATCACTCCCTGGATTCGGCACTACGGGAGCGTTGTTAATCCTATCCCGTTCCTCCTCTTTCAGCTTATCATACAGATCCTGTTTCCTCTGCAGTTCCTCCGTCTCCTTCGCCTTCGCGTAGGTGTTATAGAGATCATACGCAACAGTGCCGGCGGCTCCAAGTGCAACCGTCCCCGCCATTACTTTCAGCATATGCTTCGCTAAGTCAGGGTCAATGAAGCCCATTTCGTTCGCCCGCTGTACCGCCCCGCGCAAGCGGATCATCTCTTCCGGCGAGCGCAACGCACCAGGCTTCTCCAGTATCTTCTGTATCGCCGGAGCTTCTATCACAGCCGCCTTGCGCGCTTCAGCCTCTGTGTCATCCGCAGTCCCGCCAATACGTTCCTCGACAGAAGGCTCCACGGGTGCCACCGGCTTAGCCCTAGCCGCCGCTAGTTCTTGTTGTTTCGCCGCTGCTTCCTCTTGCAGCAGTTGTGCACGTTGCGTCAGCAAGTCCTTCATCGGGTGATCGTCAGGAAGCCCCTCTGCCTTCTTAGAATCCTTCGCCGCTTTCTTCAGCAGCGCAGAGACGGAGCTATCTTCCTTTTGTATCTTTGCAATCTCAGCATCCAGATCGCGGCGAGTCTTCGGCGGCGCTTCAGTAGGAGCAGCTTCTTCCCCCATCACTGGCGGCTTCATTGCCACTTCCCCTGGCTTCAGTGCCGTTGTCACGCCAAGTTTAACTCCCGCATGCAGCCCACCTAAGCCGCCGAAGTCCATAATGCCGCCTATTACTTTGGAAGTAATCTCCTTTGGCACTCCAGCCTTTTCTCCTTGCGCAGCCGCCTTATCTACAATCTTCGCTACCGCAGATTGATCTATCGGCTCTTCCCCTGTCAGCAGCTTGTGGAGACTTTGCAGCGGGGTCTTCAACATCTCCAGCGGCATTGCATGGCCAGCAATGTTGATCGTTGGTAGCTCTTCCCCTTGTAATGCTTCCAGAGTCGTTCCCTTAGATTCTCCGCTTGCCGCCGAGCGAAGCGCAGCTCCTACTCCCTGCATCCATCCCACTACTGAAGCAGGCGCGCCGAGAAGCATATCTCCAACTGCTTCCCCAGAGCGCACAAGGCGGGAGGCAGCTCCCTTTGCTGTTTCCCTAACCGCCGCCGAGGTTGTCTGCAGCTCCTTCGCCTTAGCCGCCAGCGTATCCTGCCCTGTAGCTTCGTCCCACGAAACCATCTGGCCATTTGTCGGAGCTGCCTTAGCCGCCGTTCCTGCAGCTGCTGGCGTTGGCGCCGCTCCCGTAGCTTCATCCCAACTAAGAACTTCAGCCATAATTACTCCACGTTAACAGGGACTTCTTCTTCCCCTGTCTTATCCGCTTTAATGGAATCCACGCGCATCTGCTTTGCTTCTGTAGGACTGATCACTTGCAACTGCGGCATCCCGTTAGCATCCCTGCCTACGACGCGCACGATACGCTTGTCGTTCAGCGTGTGCAGCGATCCATCCTTAACAGACTTCGGATCAAGGGGGAGCATCGGGGCGAACTTCAGTTGTTCCGCAAACACCCTCGCCTTTGCAGCTTCTGTCCGCGCCTTTATCGCTTCCTGTGCCTCCTTCGAGCCGGCCCCATTGTACTTAATCTTAAGGTCGGCGGCGACTTGCAGCGCATCTTCCCTCGCCTTCATCAGCGAGATACGTGCAGAGATCTGCCCCTGCTCTGCCGCTCGCAGAGCCTGCTTCGACTTATCCTCCGCTTGTTGCCTTTTCAGCTCAGCTTGTTGGTGCGCATCCATACTGCTCTGCGACACCGCCTCAAGGATTGACTTGTCAATAGTGTAATTTCCTGTCAGGCCTGGCGGCAAGAACTGTCGTTGCTGCGGATTAGCAAGAATCGACAAGTAATTCTGCGGACTCTGTGCTGCTGCAGCCGCCGTTCCGCCGATTGACTTCAGCTTCGCTTGCGTCAACTTAAACTGTTCATTCGCCGCCTGCGAATCGCGGTAGTGTGCAATTCCTTCCTTCTCTTGAATATCAGCAATTTGCTTCTGCACCGAAGCGATCATACTAATAGGCGCACGCTTACGCTGCAAGAAGTCAGCATACTGCACTAGCTGATCTGCTCCTGAAGCTTGATGCGCTTGTCCGCCTGGTGGCAAGTCTGCAACAGTTGCTTCGCGCCCTTGCGTCGAGGGAACGCCTGTTATGATCTGCTGCCTCGCAGCGGTCTCGGCGGCAAAGTCAGCTTGCAGCTTCAGCGCTTGCTGTGCGAGCTGCGCCGCCGCTTCCTTCTCCGAAGCCTCCGCCCCAAACAGCCGCGCGTGAGCCTGTTTCAGCGCCAACTCCGCCGGCTGCTGTTCAATCTCCCCTAGTGTCTTTTGCGCCAGCAGCCCTGAGTGCAGATTCTGCCTCAGATTCTCATCCGACGCTATAATCCCCGAGGGCGCTCCGAAGAGTTCGCTCACTCTAGCCTCCCATCATGCTTTGGAACCACTGCTTGATTTGGGGAGGCAGGCCTTGGTTAGTGCCGCCCATCATGCTGTTAACGCCGTAACCGACACTAGCAAGTCCTTGTCCAGCTAGGGTATTCGCGTTCTGCGCACCTTGCATAGCGTACGGCGCCCCAGCACCTGGAGTCTGTCCAGCACCCGCCAGTCCGCCTAGTTGCTGCAATCGCTGGTTATACCAGTCCGTCGAAGCATTTGCTGCTGCCGTAGCCATAGCTCCACTATCCGTACCCATTGGAGCATTAGCTCGTTGTGCTGCCTGCATCCGCAGTTGAAACGCGGGATCATTTGCCGCCGCTCCCTTCGGGTCATTCATCAGTGACATTAGCTGCGTTTGCGCTTGTCCTCTTCCCCCTGACATGCCCCAAGGATCAGACTGTTGCATCATCTGCTGTGCAAGCTGGCGCATCTTCTGTTGCTGCATCAGCGCGTAGATGCCACTTCCCACTGACAGTCCGCCGCCAACTTGTTGCGCAGAAGGCATACCAAAGCCTCCGCCTCCGCCATAACTACCTTGTGGAGATATATTAATCACATCACTTCCAAAGGCAGGAGCCGCCGAGAAGTCTGTATTCCCGCCGCCATAAAAGGAATTAGTAAGCCCTTCCATACTAAAGGGCGGCGGCGAGGCGGCGGCTCCCCCTCCTCCACTCGTATCCCCTCCTCCAAATATTTCACCTAGCGCATCCCAGAAAGATCCGGCCACGTTCGCTACTCCTGATTTGAGGCCAGCTTGCGCCCCTGATTTTAACGGATCAGCGCCGCCTTGTACAGCGGAGTTGATGGTTCCTTTAATAGCGCTTTGCGCTGCTCGATCGCCGATCTGATTCCCAGTCGTATAGCCCATTCCGAAGATACCACCAGGAGCGGTGAACTTCGCTAGATTCTGCGCCGCCTGCGAAGCATAGCTAGTCGGCACGCTCATGTTCGCGGGAACCTTTTGCAGCGTCGTTGGATCTATCGTAAACGCTTCATTAGCGCCCGCCGTAGACATTGCAGTACTATCAAGTGCCGCCTCTCCTGTCCCTCCTGCCGGCATACCCATACCTATAGACATAAGGGAGAGGGCAATCTGCGGGCCGAACTGGTCAAACGTACTGTTGTTCTCGTGCAGGTAAGGCGCAACGTCAGTGTTGTAATTGGCGACCCACCCATACTGAGGATTGTAAGTGGCTGGGTGCATCTGGCCATCAGCGCCGCGAAACATTTGACTTCCTACTTGCTGCGCAGCATCTGGCCTGTCATTGTTGTTGTCGATAAATCCACTTGTGCCATAATTCGGCCTCCCATTTGAGCCGAGTGCGTTTAAATAGTACGGAGAGGTTCCAACAGCAGTTTGCAGATCTCCCCATGTTGTGCCATTAGCGCTGATGTAGGGAGCCGCCCCTGTAGGATTATCCCACAAATACGCCGCCATACTCGAACCATTCCCTGTGTTCGAGTTATCTGTCGCCATCCCTACGTAATCGCCCAAGCCTCCCGCATAGGAAGAAGTGGTTCCATCGGGCAAAGTAAAGGGAGTCATTATCGACATAGTTAATCCTTACACGATAGCAGTAATAATACCATTTTTCACTGTGACTGTTTTAACGCCTGCTACGAAAGAGCCGGAGACTCCTGCACTCCCATCCACTGCATTGTAGCCAGTCGCCGGCTGTAGTGTACCGATTCCAAGTGTCAACGCTGGCGTAGTCGTCGGCGTTCCCACTGACGCTACTATCCCATTATTCGCCGCCGCGATTGAGACACTCGTAACCGATCCGCTTCCCGCAGGGTTTAGATTCTTCACTAGATTCAAGAACCAGTTAAGCCAGAGCGGGTTGAACTTTGCAGAGCGAAGAAGGCTAGCGGCATCCTTAGCTGCCTTATCGTAGATAACGACCTCAGCGTAAGTAGGGGGCGGCTGAAAGAAGGCCACGTTAGCTAGCCTTTACGGCGGCGGAGAGGCCCGCTGCAATAGTGGGAATAGCTTTTAACTCTTGCACTTGTGCGTGAAGATCTGCGACCTGTTGATCTAGACTAATTGGCTGGTTTGCCAAGTCAATAGCTTCTTGCGCGGCTCTATGTTGACAGTTAGCAATCTCCGCCGGCGTGTAGTCACGGATAGTCAACTCCCCCGTTATCACATCAAGCTCACGAACCTCGTTCATATGTTTCTCCTACAAGTAAAAGCAGTTAACTTCGCCTAGGTCACCAGCGTCGGTTCCGTTGGTGAGCGTCAACGCAATCTTGGACAGCGCACCAGCAAGAGGCTTTATACCACCGCCTTTAAACACGATAGCTGCGTCACTCTCGCCCATCGACGTAAGCCATCCCCACGTATTTGATGTACTATTCTCAAGAAAGAAAACGACAATTCCATTAAGAATGGTGGCGCTCGTAACTGAGTTAGCCAGCAAAGCGCCCGCGCTCGCTGCAGCGTTAGTCGAATTAAAGCCGCACGCACCAAGATAGCCCGACGTTTCAACACCTCCAACCGGCCCGATCTGCGCGATTGGGTTAGACGAGCCATTAGTAGAAAATTGATTAAGAATCAATCCGACCATCCTAGCTGTGGAAGGTAGACTAGCAAACGTCCAGATTGTTCCCGAAGTTGTAAGTTGTGGCGTACCGATAGTTATTATACCCCCTGCTGCGGCAAATTCCAGCGCAGTCGCCCCTGCATTTACCCGTAGCTGTTGCAATGCTGATCCCATAGCTAGGCGTGCTACAGCTGATGCACCCGTACCAACTATCAAGTCACCTGCTGTCGTCACAGTGCTAAGTGGGATAGCAGCCGCCGCCGGCGGAACATCCATTACTAGCATATCCGTTCCATCGTACTCTACATCCGAGATCCAGTTACTCGGGATCTGTGTAGATGTAACAGCCTGCTTCGTGCCAGTTGCATCTTTGTACTTCAGATTCTTCGCCGCCAATCCACTAACCGCAAGCGTAGGCGTCGCACCGGCGGCAGTGTGAAAGGCCACTCTAAAGCGATCCCCTGTAGCTAGTGCGCCAAGAGCGGGCGTCGGCGTCAGCGTGTAAGCAGTCGAACTCCCCCCCGTTGTAAAGTATGTATAAGTCTGCGCTTGAACCTGCGCGCCCGTTACAAAGGAAAGCGCTGCTTGCACATATGTAGCAATCGCACTCATCAGCGTCTTTGACGTAACGCCGCCTTGCACAATCGGCACACTTTCCGCTCCCGTAAGCGCCGATGCCGAGGGAAGTCCTGAAATTTTAACTGGCACTTAAGTCTCCGTTTCCAGTGGATAGCTGGTTTCAGTTTCGAGGAAGTAAATAAAGGGATTCAGTGAATCGTAGTTCTCTGTCACAATGTAGTCTGTCTGCGCGAAGGAATCCGCCGGCATAGGCTGTGCCCACGGCGGCGACTGGTTATCCTCAACGCTTCGGACAAAGTCTTGCGGTTGTCGCGGCTCGTTATGTTCTGGGCAGACATAGTATCCTTGCCAGTTCTTCTCAAGGTAGCTTGCTTTTCTCTTGCGGCCACATTCAAAGCAGACTGCGTTCCAATCGCCCAACTCTAGGTAATCTGCTCTCCCGCGCATTGTCATTGCTGGTATCTCCGATTGAACGCTTCAACAAAGGGGGCATTAGCCGGATGCTCAAGCATTCGCTTGGCTTCCTGCACCTTCTTCCAGTAGACATTCACGTCAGCCGGTGTCCTTGTATAGTCAGGATCGCCAGGATTGCCTTCTTCTTCTACAGCTTTTCCCTTTCCATTGTATCGTTTGATTGCATCTGCTACAGTAGAGACACCTTTAAGCTTTGCCTTCTCTCCAAGGATAGCAGCGGCTAGTGCAGGAGCATTACCTCCACGAGGATTAGGAATTATGTGCGGTTCCCCCTTCACTAGCGTCTTAGTGTAGTCAACCCCTTCTTCTAATCCCATTTTGCTCAGAGAATCCACAAACCGCCGTGAGGCATAGAAAGCATTTGTATCCTTAACTCCCATTCCTTCTCCCCATCCTTCTACCATCGCGATAGGAAGAAGGTGCTTTCCAAGCTCTGGCGTCAATACACCAGTTTTTTCCGCTCGCTTCTGTGCGTCTGCAATCTTTGTAAGAGCATCAGTACTAATTGACTTCTCCGGTTCCCAATCTAGTGCAACGTGACGTTGAGAAGGATAAAAGGGAACGGGCGGCGGAAAGGCGGACTCTTTAACTGGTGTTGCTTGCATAGAGTTAATTGACATAAGCTTTTGCTGTGGAGGACTCAACGGAAGTCCATCCGGAGGAAAGCCTAGCCCCATCAGTGCGCCAAGGAAATCCACTAAAGCGTCCCCACATCCATCTGCAACTCGATTGCTTGGATGCGAAGGCGAGTGTTGGCGGTGTGGCGGAAGTGGTGGGCACGGCGGCGGAAGGAGCCACAGTTCGTCAAATACGGATCACGCACTCCAAGATCCACCTTCCTAAAGTTCGTCCACTTCGTCGCATCATAGTCATTATCATTGCACCGCACTTGCAGGATACTCCCCGCCGTTTGATCTCCGATGAAGCGCATCTTTGTAAGATGCTTCTTATTCTTGACGCCGGCATCGAAGTTCGGAGTATACATATCCACCGTAATGACACTACCGTCGTCGTTAGTGTATTCCGAGTCCATCAGATAAAGCTTCCCATTCGTCTCGTGCTGCAGTATCCTCCCCGTATTCGCAAGAAAGGTGCTCGACACAATCTTAAAATAGTTCCCATTCGGATCTGTCCACTGACTCCACAGCCCATCCGTCATATCATAAACAAGCGTGATGTTATTATTCTTCAGCGTCAGCACGTAGAACCTATGCCCCTCGTACTTAATCCCCAGCGAGTAAACCGCCGAAAAGTCCGCTTCCCCTAAGATCCTCTCAATCGGCTTCGTCGAAACCACCTGCACCTTCAGCGAATCCATCATTACTACTTGTACCGCCGACGACCTGTTCGTAGCGGCCCACAGCAAAACACCATCCAGCTCCTGCACGCTGTCCTGAGAAGCGCAACCATAATTGATCTTTGCACCTTGGACAGGAGAAAGCGGACTGCCAGTCGCGTTTGCTGCGTCATAGAAGACCTCTGTTGTCCACTGCTTAAAGGCAACTACATACACCAACTGCTTGCTAAGAAAGATGCCGCCATCCGGCTCAATCTGCGCTGTAATGGTGTTCAGAACATCTGTCCAAACAGTAGGAGCATTAAGGTTAGTACAGCCCCTAATGTTTGCAGCACTGTTGACCACATATGTAGTTCCATCTAAGTACGCCCACCCTTTCTTCAGTCCGGACGCAGGAAAGTTTGCACCGCTGATAGCAGCAAATGGTGTGCTTCCATCGTAGTTATATGAGCCGACTCCGTTTCCAAACTGCAGCGCCGGAGTAGCTCCGAGACAAGAACTGAAACGGTAAACGCCGCCAGTGTTATCCAGCGCTCCATTCGGCGCACCGCCGGCAATCGCTGTACCGTTCTTATAAATGGTCTGTCCGAATATGCTGTATATATCCCCAAGCCAGTTATAAACACCGTAACCATTACCAGTGATAGTAGCTCCAGTTTGGAGAAGGCCAGGCCGCTTGTAAAGCCAATACTCACCTTGGTTTACTCCTTTCTCCATGTAGCCATTTATCAGCTTCGCATCCTTGTCTGTTTCTTCTTGCCGATTTTCTGGCTGCAAAACAAGGGGTAGGCGCTGAGGAAGGCCTGGCTGCTGTGCCATTACCGGAACCTTCCATAGCCTTGCGAGGAGCGGGAGTCGGGGGCAATGCGAGTCGGTGCATCCTCTACGTCCCAATCATCCAGTGCGTCGCCGTAGTAAGTCGCCCACTGTGTGCAGCGATCAATCACTGGCTGTGGCTGGCCGGTGCACACGTCAGCCGCCAGCCCCCACCGCAGATACATCCTCCACTCAATCGGGAAGTTCATTGTGTCGGTGAGGCCGGTGAAGTTAGTGACTTGCTGCTGGATAATGGGGTGGGCTGTACCAGTGGCGGCAGTGGCATCAGGAATCAACCAGAAGAACACGCTCAGCAGTGTCGCTTGCTTGTCCACAAAATAGGAATTAAGCGCACCTGTCTGGTTGATCCGCGACAGCCGAACATATTCATTCCAACTAAGCGGAATCAGCGGGCGGCGAATTCCGTTGCTGTCGCTGTAATAGCAATCCACAATCCGGGTTGGCTTTGCCTGCACAATCGTCCCCGTAGGGCCAATAGTGTAAGTCCCTGTCCCCGCGGTCAGCGTCACGGTCAGATCCGAATTAAGCCACAGTCTTAACCCCTTCGTCTGTTTGTAGTTAATAAGATCAGTCAGCTTCCTCATTCCCGTAGCAAGCTGCTCGGAGTTAGGCGACTGACCCTCTTGAATGAGTCCAGCGTCAAAGTACGCGTCCTCGATAATTGACGCTGGAGTGTTATCGGCAGGAGCGGTCATAGTTGATACAGCTTCGTGAGGGTCATAATACAAGTAAAGCCGGTGTTTGCGCCGGCGGAATAGCCTGCTGTACTGCAGTTAATCGAACCATCGAAGCCGGCGGCAAGCATGTTCGCAGGCAAGAGGCCACTACCTTTCTTGAAGATAAGATCGTTTGAATCAGCAAGAGTAGCTATAAGTTGTGGTGCAGCTGCGTTCCAATACAATCTTACTACAATATCCGGATCAACCGCATACTGCAGCCAGTCCACCCGAAAGCCAAGCAACTTTGACTGATTCGGATCATTCGCTACGAAACTAGTCACCGCAAAAGCCGGCGTTAAGGACACGTCTGAAGTGTCCATAAACGCCGTTATACGCACAGTAGCATTGCGGTGGCCTTCCTCGAGGATTCTTGCATCGACTTGGTTGGCCATCCTTTTGTCCTCTTCTGGTAAGTGAGGTTATTGACCGCTCGGGCGCTCAATGAAGCCAACGTCCATCTTGTACGTAGCCGCCGTAGCCGCCATGCTCGCACCCCAAACGCCAAAGGAATACCACTGTTGCGGGGCAACAATGACTGGCGGCAAGGGCAACGTGACAATCTTCGTCGTAGTCGCGGCTTCTTGGTTAGCGCCGTAACCGACCGGATCACCATAGTAGAAATGCCACGAGTCCAAAACGATCGGGATGATGCCAACAACAGGGCCTGAGTGCACAATACGAGCATTGGTACCAGGAGTTGCCATCACGTTAACGCCGCCCCACGTAAGAGCCTTTGACAACGTATTCGAAGATCCGTTTACGTTGACAGGCGCCGCCATCGCAGTGCCGGCAGTCGTCTGTGCGCCACTCGTCGCGTTAATAACGCCAACTTGCTCTACGGTAGTAAGAGCAGTCTGCGCAACGGTGATGCGGAACTTCAAGTACCGCATGTAGATATTGTTACCGCCAGGCGCGTTACCGTTAAACAGTACAAAGACCGGACTAGTAGTAGCTAGCGCTTGCGTCGTTACGGCAACTGCAGTATTCGCAGTAGCCGCGAGGAAGGTGGTGAAAAAGGAACCCTCATCAGCTGCTGCGTAGTCACCAGCAAAGATGCTGACAACCTTGCTGCTTGGGGTGAGGGAGATGTTGGTATTAGCTTGACCAGTAGACATGTGCGTTTCCTTTTAAGAAATATTAGACGGCAACAGGGTTGATGATTGCTGACTTGTCGGCGGCTCGAGTAATCATGCTGTAGTTGTTAGTGAAGGCCAGCTTTGTGCCAGTGCTGATCCAGATGCCGGTGCCGCCGGAAAGGCCCGTTCCTACGTAGTTATCGTAGGCGTGACCACTCCACGCCGTGCCGGAAGTGCTAACTGCGCTTGGAAGTGACGTACTAACCATCAACCGCTGAAAGCGATTTCTTGCCATAGTGAAGAATGTCATGTTGCCACTACCTGTTGCAAGGCAGATTGGGCCTTCCGTTCCCGCCGTCGTCGGAGATACCATTACGTTATCGCTGATGTTCCAGCGAGCCTGCGCTACAGTAGTAATAAGAGCACAGGTAACCGAGACAGTACTTTGACTCCACCACGTATTGCGAGTGAAGGAAAAGCCGTCTGCATCATTCGCGGTTGCGCTGGTAGTGAAGAGTGTCAAGAAACCAAGTACACTGCTGTTATCACGGAACTCACAGTTATCAACTGCAAAGTCCTGTGATCCCGTTCCCATGCTGGCGGAAGCGACGGTTGTCTGCGTACTTACAGAGTAAGTACCCGCGCCGCCGACCGTCGCTCCAGTCAGTTGAGCTAGGATTACCGTCCCCACAGGAACACCAGTCCCCGTTGAGATCGTAGCACCTGGGTAGATCGTGCCCGTAACTGCGCTGGCTGTCAGCACGCCGCTAGCGATAACGCCGGTAAAGGACGAGGAAACAGCCGTGAAGACCGAGGTTACACTGAGGAAGTTACCGATGAACAAAATGTTCTGAATCGAAATTCCGTTACCAGCAACAGGAATATTCGCGGCGGCGGCAGTAGAGAAAGTAAGTGTAGGCCGCTGAACGCCGGCTCCCAGCCCGACAATCGCCACACCACTTGTCTGGAGCAGCAACGTCGTAGCCGCCGAAATGGTCTCAGCATGCCCAGGCATTACTACAACAATGTCACCGCGGCCAGGCGAGCAAGCTGTATTCACCGCATAATTGATCGTAGCGAAGGGATCAAGATACGTTCCCCTGTTCCCATCACTGCCAGCCTTTTGACTAGGGTTCAGGACTTGCGGCCCGTTATCCACAAAGAATACTTGCCCTGGCTGCGTCTGCAGCAAAGGCATGCCGCGAACGGACAAGCCGTTTGCGAATCCTTGCGGAAAATTAGTGAAACTACCAATAGGATTCATTAAGAATCTCCTAAGTGTGATGGACAAGTCCACCAAGTATTGCCTTACCGGATGTGCCGGTACACTCTTGCTAGCTCGTAGGGCTGGCTAAACTTCTTGTTCTGTGCGCCAATTATCACGGGATAACGGGCGCACATGACAAGCAGTCTAACTAACTATCAAGGCCCGTTCGACCCATAAATACCACGGGGCTCAGTGCAGCCCACGCTGAGGCGCATATACGAAGCAGCCTTGGCGTTTTTGGTATCGAAATCATTATCCTGGTCAAACATCGGCTCGTCTCTCCAAAAGAGCGTCATGCCTTCCGGAGCGTTAGTGCGAATGAACCACGGGTGCGCCGAGGTGAAATAGTGATTCATCTTGATCCCTTTCGGGAACACATTTGTCGCCTTCAGCACGTTGATGTTGTTGTTCGCAGTATTAGACTGCAACACCGACTGAAGGATACGATTCGCGTTGTACCACTCATTACGTGAAACGTGCAACGACTGCGGCATCACATTGATGAGCAAGCCCGTGTCGTTCTGAGCACCCATGATCTGGATGGTCAAGTCTTCAAGGGACGACTCACTAAGATCCGCCGGCGTCGCGAGCGCGTTGCTGAACGTACCGCCCGTTGCATTTACGTGGCTCGTCGAGCACAGCGCGGCGCCATCACCAGTGGTGAAGTACGTCGTGCTGAATGCATTGTTGTACAGGAAGGCGCCTACATTTTCCACCGTCTGTTGCATGGAGAACGCATTTGCCTGTGCACGCCGCGTTGCGACTTCCTTGTATTGGTTGTCGCGCAGCTCTTCAAACGTGACAATGTAGCCAAGCGCATAAGCAACATGCTGATACGTGTTGACAACACCTTGCACTTCACCGTCATACGAAACGGAAGCGCCTTGGTTTTTGACGGGGGCGAGGCCAAAGGGCGTTACTTGCACCCCTTGCTCATACGCTTTCTCGGAGTATTTTATTTCATACAGATCTGTGTACTCTTTCTCGTGGGCATCGTAAACCTGCCCCCAAGTCGTATACACGCCAGGCCACAATAGCTTTGGGTGGCTTCCAGTGGTAATTACGCCGCCGGCCATAATCGTTCTCCTTTATACGCCAGCCGCGCCGGTACCAGTACCGAGCTCGTGGACATTGATCTTAACCAACCACTTTGCGTTGGCACCAAAAACGTTTGTAGCTCCAGGCATCTGCGCAAGACCCATAAGGCGAAGCTGCAGGGTTGCCGTTGTAGCCGCAGTAGCGTCCGTCGTGGAGGCAAGTTGCCAGCCCGACAGATAGCCATTACCAGCCGTGCCACTATACCCAATCTGATTCAGGCCGACTTCAGCCGCCGTCAGCTGCGTTCCGTTTGCATGCTCCTGAATCATAAAGAGCATATTCGGATCGTCACACACATCTGCATACCAGACGTTTGGGTCGGCGGCAGGACGATAGGTCAGATTCGGATTGTTGATGTTACCGACAGTCAGGCCGCCAGGAACGCCACTCGTCGAGCCACTGTTATAGAGGCCGACAATTACGCCGCGAAGAGCGCCCGTTGTTGCGCCGATAGCAATACCTTGGATACCGAAGGCATCCGAAGTGCCGCTAGAGATGCAGGGATCACCGATGTATAGCGCAGTCGCGTAGCTCGCGGCGATGGAGTAGGTTCGTACCTGCCCCGCCATCGAGCTGTTCGACAAGCTATAAACCGGAGTAAATCCCGAGGGCCGATTTGCATTAGCCATTAGAATCTCCGTTAGTTAGTAGAAACGACCTTGCGTTTCTTGTTTGGGTTGAACATGTCAGGAATTGACGTTTTTGCTTTATCGACATACTTATGACTGGTGTCGCCAGGATTGCTTCCATCCCCAAGCGCTCCGCCTGTCAATGCGTTTGCCACTTGCTGATTCCTATCCGCAACCAGTTTCTGATCCTCGTCATACCATTCTTGCTTGATCTTCATAAGGATCATGCGAACTGGTTGACCGTCTACATCTAGCTCCTGACCTGCAACCCTACTAACTTGGCTTCCCATGTCGGTGTTACCCGAGTGGGTTGAAACACTTCCAAGACCTACTGGATTCAACTTCATATCGCGTTCGTGGACAAACTCGTAGCCGCCGTCAATGGCGCGCTGGATTCGTTCCTTTGTGCCGTTGAACCAGTGCAAGTGATACCCAGGCAGTTCCGGTGCTTCGAGCTGTTGCACCGGAACGGACATAGGAATACGCTTGCGTTCGGCGGCAACCTTTGCATCTTTGTTCGCGGGATTTATGGTTTGCATAGCTTACTCCATTGAAAAGTAAAGGTCGGCGTACTTGCTGTGCCACTCAGCGGCAGTCTTGTACTTCTTGTCAGGGCCAACAAACTGGCGCTCATCGGCGACACAAGCAGCCTTCGCCTCCGCGGGCAGCGAGGCAAACCCTTTCTTGCCGCCGCCAGTCCGTACCTCGTTCGCCGAGCCGCCACGACCGCCACTCTCTGTCTTGTCCACAGTTTGACGCTTCGTCACACCAAGAGCAGTATTCATCTCCTCAAGGGCGGCGTCAAAGAACTCGCGGCCGATGCGCTTATCGCCGGCGACTCGCATATCCTCTGCAATGCCAAGCATAAAGGCGGTCTTACGACGATCTGTTCCAAACCAAGGATTCTCCGCGTTCCACGCTATCATGTCGGGAGTGGGGACGAAGGCGGGAGGTTCTTTCTTTACCTCCTTAGTCTCCACCTTCGCTTCGCCCACTGCATCCTTCAGATCAACCATCTGCTGCGTCAGCTCGGCAACAGCGGCGTGATCGCCGGCTGCGCTGGCTTGTTCCAGCTGCGCTTTAACTTCTCGTTTCGCCGCCTCCACTGCGCGCTGCGTTGCGACAGTGTGGCGCTCATTAATCTCGGCGATGGCCGCAGTTGCTTTCGCAAGTGCCTGTTCGGTCGCAGTTGCGCGAGCATTGACGGCGGCGAGCTCTGCGCGGGTGGACTCCAGCTTCTTCTTCACAATCGGAAGAACAGTCTCACCACGCTTGATAAATTCCTCCGCGTCTACGAAGTCCTCCGCAGCGCCCTTATAACGCGACGGCGGAATCCAGCCATCTTGCTCTGCCTGCTTTTGCGTCGCCTCGTCGGCGGCAGATTCAATCAACACTTCATCGGTCATGCTTGCTCTCCTTCAATAGCACAGAAAATGTCCCTGTCATTTACAAGGCGATATTGCTGACTATCAGCTGAAATGCTCTCGCCGGCCATAAAACCTGCATACTTCGTAACCAGTACTTTGTCTCCTACCTTTGCTCGGTCTACTTGTTTCCACCGACGAAACAGTCCAAAAAATAAAGGCTTCCAGTAACCTTCATCTTTCCACGCAACAGGGCCGATAGCAATAACCGTTGCGCGCTGGTCTACCATAGACATTTTGCTGGCAACGGCGTCAGGAAGGACAATCTGCCCGCCCTTACGCTCTGGTTCATAAGCCTTAATGAGCACCGCTACCCCCAGGGGTTTCAGGCCCGATTGGTTTTTCATCATCTATCTCTCCTATGTATTGCTCGTAGGTCAGTTCCATGACGAAGGCAAGGCCTCGGCACGTGCCTATGTTACCTACATTAACAAGGGCAGTTGTTGCTGTATCATAGTCGGTGAAGGAGCCGCCTTCCCATAACTGGCGGAGTTCCTCTCTCCGCGCTGCAAGGACTTCCATCACAGCGATTGTGACTGGATGCAGCTTCCAATCATTGAATTCTGTCTCGGTAATAGCGCGACTCATGCAGCCTCCTTAACATTCTGTCCTGTCTCTAAGCCTTTGATACCGATATGATGATCACTCTGAATCTTCGCGGCGGCGAGCAGCTTATCAATCTGCGCATTATAGTGATCGCTCATCACTTTAAGGCGCCCAATCTCCGCGTTGATGATTGCGACTTGCGCGTAAGCTTGCTCTGTCTGCGCGTTAGCGGACTCGTTCTGCGCCTTCGCTTGCAGCTCAATGATCTTCGCCTGATTAAGGGCGCGCTCTTCTTGCAGCGTGACGGTGAATTTCTGCATATCATTTTGCAGTTCCATCTGCATACGCTGCATAGCACCTTCGTCCTTCGCCTTTTGCAGCGTGATCTTCGGATCTTCCGGCGGCGGCTTGCCCTTCATACCAGGATAGACTTTCTCGATATTCTCCACGTGCAAGGCATTAAGGAATCGCCGCTCCACTTCATCCACGTCGTAGCCAGGATTCCCTTGCGCCGCCGTCTTGATAGTGCCAGCGATTTGCAACTTCATCGAATCACTAGTGATGTTCGGATCAGCAACAGGCGCAATCTCCTCCGGTTTACCAGAGAACAGCTGCTTAATTTCCGCCGAGCCGTGGACTTGATTCAGCAAATAGAGCTTCTCAAATTCCTCTTTACTCGCCCGCCAGATCCGCTTAAAGATGGCCGTGTAGATCTTCTGCCCCATCTCCACCATAGTCTGCGTCGTTTGCGCCGGTGTGTTCTGACCAGGATTCTCCCCAACCGTAATATCCGTAGTGCCTGCTACTCTCGATGCGTACTGGATGAGTAAGGAAAGGAGCTGAAAAAGAACATCGGAGGGCTGCGGAACAGGAAGGGGAAAGATCGACTTGCGGAGATCATCTCCAGTCGAATCGACTCTCTTCCATTCAAACGGAGCGTGTGTGTAGACGCCTCCACGAATCTTGGCGCCACGCCCAAGAAACCCGCCGCCAGTAGTCTGCATTGTTCCACAGTCAAGCAGCATATTGACAAGACTGTTAACACTCTCGTTAAGCGGCCCGAGGAACACTCCAAAACCAATGTCATAAAAGCCACCGTCAGGGGATGGGATAAAGGTGCGCTTGGTGAAGTATTCAACTGGCTTGATCTTGATTGTCTTGCCCTTGTGCTCGCCAGCAGCAACGCGCTCAATGGCGGATTCGTCGTCAAAGCGGCAAACTATGCGGACAACAGAGCCAGATTCGCGCTCGAACGTGATGATGTAAGGCTCGGCGTAGCCATCGTCGTCGAGATCGAGATCTACATGCTGTTCGCCGAAAACGAGGGACGTAGTGTCGTCTGGCGGCGGCGGATTTACACCCTGACGCTTATCCTGAGCAGCGCGTTTCTGATCTTCGCGGGGATTTGGGGTAGCTTTATACCACGCTTCCTCAAGAATATCCTTCCACTTACCCCGCATTACATTTTCGTAGACCTCATTGCGGAAAAACGGAATCAGGTGGGTCTTCCGCGGGCAGCTTTCAACAGATTTCGCCCAATAATCCACTACAAGGTTCTTCGCAAGCACCAATTCGCTGATGTTGTGGGCCTTCCCTGTCGAGTAGGAGGTCTTTTTGAAGTTAGTGCCAACGATACTGAGGTTAAAGATGGACTTATCTTCCTGCTCTTCCCAACATTTATCCTGATAAAGCAGTTGCCAACTCATATACTTCGAGATAGTCGAGGCACGAGCGCCCTTCTGACCGTCAGGATCAGGGCCAAAAGTCTCGCATTTCACCACTTGGCCGCTTCCCACAATGGCGGGGTAGGCGCGCGCGTGAAACTGCATGGCGGCGATGGTCACAAGGGGGAAGGCAACATTCGCACAGCCTGGCCAGGGGAAGGTTTTCTCCTTCTGCGATTGTAGTGCGAGATCCATACCCGCCTCGTTGCGCTTCATCCAGTCACTTCGCGAGTATTCGTCACGGATAAGACCAGCCCTACATTCTACTCCAATCCGCTTCAGATCGTCTTCATCAAAGCGATCACACAGATTAGGCGAGTTTATCGCATCTGCGTCGAGGACTAGGGGCTTTGAGAGGGTCAGCATAATTTGGGGGCGGGGCTGAGAAGGTCAAAACCAAGCAAAGTCAAAACCGTCTGGTAAGGCCGGGCCTGTAGGCACGACTTGAGACGCCCTAGTGGTCTGCAAAGAAACGTTGGTGGACGTTCCGCCGCCCGACTCTTTTCGCCGCCTGTGGTAATCATGCTCACTGGTAGCCCGTCCGGAAGCCAGGCTGTATATCCCTGACTCCGTTAGAACGCTTGCGATTCCAAAAGCCCTTTTCCATTTCCCAATCGTCCTCGTCGTAGAAATCTTCGACCTCGACGTGGGCGAGATCGTCGAAACCTCGCGACAGGAGGGCGGCGGCGTCGAAGTAATCGTCAAGGGTGGCGGCGGCTGTGCCGGTGAAGCGGAGCGCCTCCTGCTCGAATCCGTAGTAATTCTCGTGCCGTTTGTCAAAGCGACACTGACCGGCGCGCATCCTCCGTTGAAAGGGGCGACCCCGAGTGCCCTTGTCCTTTACAGGGAGAACAGCTTCGAAATTGATGAGGATATCACGCACCTGCATCTCCCGGTAGATCATCGACTTGACCGCTTTCCAGATAACTCCATCCTCCACGAAGAAGACTTGGGGAGCGTGCGTCACCTGAATGTCGAACATCTGGTCAATCCACTCAGTCGGATCCCACCGCCCTGCTCGGAAGTCGATATGGTGGACAGTGTTCATAACATCCTTGCCGCCGACCACGAAGGCCGTGCGGTTTGCCTTATCAGCCCGCGATACGGCGAAGTCGGCGGCCGCACAAACAATCTTCGGCGAGTCGTAGTCTTCGTCCGTCATCGGGAGAAAGTCACCTCCCTTCAAGAATGCTTCGCTGTTATCTAGTGGGTCGTTGAGAAATTCCTGCGAGTAGCCGGCGGCATCACCTCCGTCGATGAACTCTTGGCGGCGGCCGCGGAGGCGCTCTTCCGGCCACTGCTCCGGCCAAAGTATATTAGAGAAGTCATCAAAGGAAGAGTGAGCTTTGTAATACAGATGCTTCCACGAGCCAATCGTTCCGCACCTAACGCAACTGTAGTCGGGCGTGTTCTCCCGCATAAGGTGCTTGCACTCGGGGTTGACGCAGCGCAGGTTACGGTTAAGGAGGGAGTCGTCATGCAAGACAGTTCCATGAAGGCGCGTCTTACCGTAGCGGCCCAGAGCTTGCTTCGCAGCTCGGAAGAACCAGCGACGGAACTTGGTTCGGCGGTCAGCATTTTCGACTTGTTCGTCATCTTCCAGATCATCCCCAACAAGGAGGTTAGGCCGCTTGCCCTTCCACAGCCGCCCGCGAATCCGCTGCTCTGCACCGCGGCACAGGATGCGGAACTTGTGTCCGTCATTCATCGCAATGATTATGTCAGTGCGCGAATCCATCTCGAAGCCCTTGATGCCGAACTCCCTGATAAGGTCATCGTTCGACCGCAGCTCGTCGGAGACGTTCCCGAGCTGCTCGGCGGCGAACTCTTCCGTGCTGCCCACCAATATAACGTAGTCGCTCTGCCGAAACAGCACCTCTGCTAGGATGTAAACGGTCGTGAGGGCGGTCGACTTAGCGTGCTCGCGCGGCGCTATCACCATACACTGAGGATGCGCACTCGCGTAGAGTGCCCAAGCCGCCCGATGCATCTGAGGGGTAGCCGCCCTGTTGTCGTAGCGCGGGCTGATAAAAGTCCCCGCGAACGCCTCGATCAGGTCGGCGTTGTAAGTAACGGCGCTCATCCGCGACGACCTTTCATGTAGTCAAATACTTCTAGTATTCCTACCTGAAGGGCCCCGAGTATATCTGTATTGGTAAGCAATCCATAGCTGTAATAACGAGTTTTTGTCGGCATCTTTTCTTCGTTAAGCTCGTTAAATACTACAGCAATTTGTGCCCAGCGTTCAGGGTTTTCTCTAGCCAGTCCAGCTAGTTCTTCTAACCACTCTGCTGGAGTACTTCCCTTTTTCCAGATAGGAAGTGTATGTACAGAAGCGCTCATTCGGTGTCCGGCACAATTGCTAAATAAGCGGACAGCTGAAGCGTCTGCGAGGCGCTCGTCGTGATTGTGCACACCAGCTTATACATCACTCCTAAGACCCCCGCAACGACGAGCTGCGTGACTTTCGTGCCGGAGATACTTGCCGAACCGGAGATGACAGCGCTTGGAGTTGCATCAACGCCCGAGTAGACGCTGGCGACAACTGTTGCAGTGCTGATCGTTTCGCCGGTTGCGAGCCTGCTGATAAAGTCGAAGACCGTCGAGACGCTTTCACCAGCTAGCTTCCCGTCGAGGGTGATGCGGCTCATTTGCCCTTATATCCATTCGCATAAGCTGCCGCTCCCTGTTTCGCCGCCTTCGCCTTCGCATCAGCGCCATAATACACCTTCCCATGCCCTCCCCATTGGTAGCCCCCTCCAGCGACACTGTGAACCGGATCGCCTGCCATCCTAGCATGTTGTCTAATGGGTTGAGATGGAGTCGGCTCAAACTGTTCCTGGAGGGGGTTTATATCCATTAGGTTTTTCATTTAGGCTCCGTTGTGCTTAGGAGAACGGTTCCGGTCTTGTAAAGGCGTTCCGTCGCGGACACGTCTCCCTCCACGCCGAGGGACTGCACGCGTAGTAAGTAGGCCTGCCCGAGGACATATGCGCGCTGCTGGAAGTAGCCGCTGGAGCCGGCGAAGCCGACCTGGCTTGCCGCCGTTGCAAAGGAATCTATCTGCTCTTGAAAGGCCGCAATAGCGGCTTCGACGGGGCTCATCTAAACCTCGGCGCGCGAGTGCGAATCTGGCGTGGCTTCTTAGGAAGAGGCCCAACACGCACCGGCGCAGGAACTCTGCCCGTCCGATACGGCGCCTTCTTCCTAATAGCCATTACGCCAGCGCCGCCGCGATCTTCGTATCATTCGCCGACAGCGTAGCGGCGACCGCATCTACAGCAGCTTGATCCAGCGGGGTCACCGTCTTCAGTTGCGCTACCTTCGCCACGACGAGATCCAGCTGCGTTGACTGGTTGGCGGCTGCGGTTTGCAGATCTGCAAGAGTTGCCATTATTTCTCCTAAGAGTTGTTGGTAAGGTGTCGGCGGCTTAGCATGCGCCCGCCATCTTTGCATGCTGGCGAACAGGCTCCGCATCAGTTGGCTCAAACTGCTCTTTAAGTGGACTAGTGCCCGCGAGGTCGCGGCTAACAAATCGCCCGCCTTCATCATTGCCCGCCCTCCCGATCTTCGAGGACACTTGTGGCGGCGACTTCTTGTACGAGGGTGACTTCGGCATCGAGGGTTACTCCTGTTTGAAGGCGGGTACGGACGGTTGCTTGGAGGTCAATAAGGCGGTTAGCGAGCTGAGCGAGGTGGTCGGCGGCGGGGGCGGTCGGGGCTGCATTACCTCCCACGCCGAGAGCCTTCGCGCCAAGCTCCACTGCTTTTAAGACGACATTGTCGCTGACGGTGGGTGCGTCGAGCTTCTCCATCAGCCGCGTCAGGGAGCGGTCGGCGAGGGCGGCGAAGCGTTCCTCTATCGTTGCCACGAGAGTCGGATCTACGAGTTCGGCGCGCCGCTTCGCCATCTTACTTTGCCACGCATCCGAGGCCATTACATTACTAATCCACGAGGGCGTGTAACCGTAGCGGGCGGCGAGATCATTCTGCTTGCACCCGGGGTGCGTGATGATGTAGTCGATCATATCATCATGACTATAATTCATCTTCGCCACTGCACCCATAGTGGGAGCATGGCCAGCTATTTCAGCAAGCAGATCGGGGGACTGAAGAATCGCACTCATGACTGTTGGACAATCCGCTGGGGCTAAAGTTCGGGGACTGGTGGCGGACAGCAAACGGGAGGATGTTATGATGGCATAACGTGCGCACATTCTCACACCAGTGCAAAAATTAGATAGTGCATTTGTGCGCGCGCTTGAGATTTCTTTTTGCCCCCCGCCGTCCTCGAAGCGGGAGGCGGCATCGTCGGCGGCGTCGGATTGCTGCAGCGCACCAAGCCGATGACAATGCGAATCATTCGCAGCCGACAACACCGTGTCGAACAATCGGCACTGACGAACATTCGCCACTGTCGAATTGTCGGCAGATGGATGGCGACGGCGACGTTGTGCAATGCGACAAGGAATGGTGCAATGCAACATAACAATACATGACTAGAATTGTCAACCATTGCCATGCACCAGCATGGTGCGCGCACATCCGTTGTAAGCTTTGTAACAAATTGTAACAATTCCAGAATGATTGAACCATTGGGAAATGGCGCGGTCTGATTGTATGTAACGGATGCAATCCTGCGCCGTTCAATGAAATAATGGGGGCTCAAATGAAATGCAATCGGGAAGGCGGGAAATTGGTGTTTACGTTTGAAGACGGTATCGCGGCAATCGTTTTCGATTCCGCTGCGGCAACGGTTTCGCACGATGATGCAGCAATGCACGGGTATGAGCAGAAGATCAGGGACAATGCGGCAATCGCACGGAAGCAAAAAGATGGAACAGTGATTACCGTGACCGAGGCAATGCGCGCGGCGGCGATTCAGGAAATGGTCACACACCTCACAACGAGCACGGACTGGAACATGCGGAAGTCGGCGGTGGCGAAGATTGATCCGAATATCCAAGCGATTGCAGATAAACGGGGTACGACGTATGCCGAGGCAATGGCGTGGTTTAATGCAAAACTGATGGCGGAATTGGAAGCCGAGTGAGTGAGGGAATACCGGCGCAATCCGGTATTCTCGCACTGATTTGGTGCGCCGTTCAGCGGCTGCTGGGCGGGGTTGGGATAACTGGAGGCTCACGCTATGATAAGTAAGCATTGTGGTGTTCGCTTAATGGCGTTACACTCGGGGCAGCAGTATGTCTACTGGGAGGACTGTAAAACACTGGAGCGATTCCAGCAATGGAAGTGCTCTGTGTGCGGAAAGTTCTTTCGGCAGCGTATTCGCATGTCAGCGGCGAACAAGGCGAAGATGGCCGAGCGTATCGCGGCAAGGAGAGGATAATGCTTGAATCATTCATCTTAATCATGCTGGCGGTCGGTGCGCTGGCGCTCTGGAGGTAATATGCGAATAAAGGAAGAAATGACGAAGGAGCAATTCAAGGAACTCGTCGGGAGGGAAGACACTCAAGACGACCTTGAACGAGTGAACTGTCCGAACGCAGGGGAATTTGGGCACAGCAGCTGTGGCTGGAATTATAAGCATAACTGCCCGATGTTCGAGCGTTCTGACGAGAAGTAACCCGTCACAAGCTAGCGGCTCCCTTCGGGGAGCTGTTGGCGCTTCAGCGGCAATTAAATTTCATTTGCTTGGGAACTAAATGCTCAGGGCGTGGTCTATCATTATGTTCACACCATACACACATTGCCTATCTACTCGTATCCTCTCGCCTCAAGCGGGTTTCCCCAAATCGAGGAAACTGGAAAGGGAAAAAGGACTTAGGGATTTTTGTTTTATTAATTTTTTTTCTTTTTAAGATCCTCTTAACTTCCGAAAATCCCTGCGCCCGTTTGGGGAATCCCGCTAGAGGGAAGAGGATAAGAGCAAGGAGATAGGATGATGAAGACAACAAGGAGACATGATGCTAAACAAGGGTAACGCAACACGCAAGCTTTCGCTGGAAAAGGTGCAGCAGATCAGACAGCTTTACGGGGAGGGCTATACGCAAGGTGCGCTGTCGCGGCACTTCGGCGTCTCGATTGGGCAGGTGGGGAGGATTGTGAGAGGGGAAAGCTGGCAAGATACAGCGGGGAACAGGCTTCCAACACAAGCGGAAGCGGATAAGACGCTGGAGAACTTGCTTGCGCTGCAACAGCAAGTACGAGTAGCGCCAGAGCTTCTGTCTTCGCCGCCAGCCCGCATCGCGCCGCCCTCGCTCCTTGATGGGGGAGATGCGCCGGATGAAACAGGGGGAGCAGGGATAGCAGCAACACTAGAAAAGGCATCTGCGCTTGGCGTGGATATTGACAGGCTTATGAAAGAAGGAGCAAAGAAATGAGCGCAGAAGAAGCAATGCCGCTGAATGGCACAGACACTGATCTGGAAGATATACCGGCGCACTTCCACGACGTTGTTAGGAAGTATGGAAGGGATATGTACTTCCTCGTAATGCACGCAGCAATGGCGGGGCAGGCAACAGCGGTGATGCAAGAGATATTCGCTAAGCACCAATCGCGGCATGGGCTGCACGCAGTCGCGCTGGTGGCGCAAGGATTTAATGTGCTGAGTAATGCCTACTGCGCGAAGATGGGGTGGACGGAGGAAGTGCTGGCACAGTGCGACAGGGACTGTCAGCTGGCGGCGCGCTCCGCAATAATCCCCGCAGGAAGCCGCATACTGTTGAACTCGTGATCGCAGGAATTGTCTAACGTGTATCGGTCGGCAATTTCGCCGCCGACAACAGCGAGGCTTAAATGGAATACATCCACAACGTCAGGACGAATGAGCGCAAGACACTTGAACCGAGCGAGGCAATTCGCCGCGCGAAGTACGAGCCGCCGGCACGCGTCTGGGAACCCACGACGGCAGGGAAGTGGAGCAGCCGCGAATGGCGTAGCGGAGAGAAAGAAAAGTACGCTAAAGAAGTATTGGGGCTTCGCTCGTGAACGACTATGCCGGCAAGCGGTACCTTGCGGGCGAAGTGCCGCCGACTCCCCCCGCAGTATGGTGGACAGTCGGCGGCTTCCTCGCCATCCTCGTTCTTTCAACCCTCTACGTCTACGCAGGAGGCCTTTCGTGAAGATACTGATTGCACTTGCACTTTTCGCCGCCGGATACGCAGCAGCATCACTCCCCACATCGCAGCTCGATGAGGCGCATGCTTACTGCCAAGAAGTAAACAAGGCGTGGATGCGGGAGAAAGGGTTTGTCAAATGACCTCTAAATTCTGGCTCGGCAAGCCGCCGATCGCGTGTCAGCTCTGCGGGGATGACATAGCCACGAAGTTCTACGATGCCAAGACAGCTCGCGGCTCGTGGGCGAGCATGGATGAAAAGTGCTTCCAGCGAGAGGGTGTTGGACTGGGGCTGGGCAAGGGGCAGCGGTATGAATTAAATGGGGATGGACATTGGGAGAAAACTGGTGGATAAAGCGAGACAAGTAAAGCGACTCGAGCTGCAAACAGGAAACACTGTGCTGGTGGGCAGTCTTGTAGGCAGCTTACACAGATACTTTAGGACAATCAGCAGTCTTAACGAAAGCGCGCATGTCTACGGCTGTGTTTACATAGCCACAAATGACGCGCTTGAGGAGCTTGGCGATGAGTGACTTCAACGACGCAGCCGACGAGTCCGGCCCTTGGGCCGGCGGCCAAACAGCGCCGCGTAAGGCTAAGAAGCGGGACTGGAAACGAGAGCAGGCGGTCGCGCGGTTCTACATTGCGAAGATGCGGGCGATTCTGGCGAAGCCAAAGTCGCCGACGCAAGGGAGGCTGCTATGACCCACGCCGAGCTTGTCGCCGAAGTCGCCGCGATGCTGAGCGAAGCGCGCTTCAACCTGCAGCCAAAGCGGATCGAGGCGTGCCAGCTGCTGCTGAAGCTGTTGCAAAATTTGTAATTCCTTTGGGAACTTTCCCCGCAGATCGTTGTCAAACCATTATCGCACACAAAACGAGGCTCACCTCCCAACGAGAACCGCAGCAGATAGCAGCAATGCTATCTGGTGGGTTTTCCACCAGCCGGAATAACGCAGCCGCCGGCACAAAGGGCTGCATCTTAGGAGACTCAGATGGCCGAACAAGCCGAAGTCAGCAAGAAGAGTAAGACCGAGTACACGACTGTCAAAATGAGCGACGGTCGCGAAGTGCAATTCGCCGGCAAGCGGAAGGTCAATAAGGAAACGCTGATCGACGAAACGAAGATCGAAGTCGACGAGGCCGGTGGCGTGATTCAGCTGCAGTCCGGCGCGATCTCCGTCAGGATGGACTTCCGCAACGGCGACACTCGCACCATTCCGCTGCCCCTTTCGCTGCTGGCGAAGTTCGCCGGCCACGGCGGGGAGCAGAAGTTTGGCGACGAGCTCGCATCTCCGGCGGACAAACCGCTGTCCGAAGAGGACATGGTCATTGCGATTGACGACCTGAACAGCGAAATACAAGCGGGCAAGTGGGGTAAGGGTCGCGCCGAAGGCGGCGGCGGAGTGGCTGGTGCGGGCATCGTTGTGCGCGCTATCGCCGAAGCGAGCGGCAAGACGGTCGAGTTTGTCAAGGCGTTCCTGCAGAAAAAGCTGGACGACTCGGCGGCGAAAGACGGCGACAAGAAGCTCATGCGGAAGGCTCTGTACGACAGCTTCCGCGTGGCGGGTACGAAGACGGGCGTTATCATCCAGCGCATGGAAGATGAAAAGCGTGCGAAGGATGCAGCGGCGAAGGGCATCAACGCCGACGAAGCGCTCGGCGAGATGGAAGCAGCGCAATAAACAAGGAATTGGCGCGATAGGGCTTGCCCACTCTGTATTACAGATTAACGCCAATGCAGCACCGATGCCCCTCCTCAAGAGGGGCTAGGTGCTAGGAAGACCAGCTCGACTTTCACCCCGAAAGGTGATCCTACCGACTGGCTCCGAGTCTGACGATGATTGAGCCTCTCGTCCGGCGGCTGTGCGACAGGCGGCAGCAACGTGGTCTCCCCTGACACAACACGTTGCTTGCCGCCGGCCAGTTTCCCTAAGCGCTCAGCATCGCAATAATGGAGGCTCAACCGCCATGAAAAGTAAAAGTTATTTCTGGAACTACGCTGCAAAGATTGCAGAAGGGCACTCGTACTATTTACGTTTTGTTCCTTCTGACATGACGAAAGATGAGTGTGTCTTGCTGTTCTGTTTTATGGCAGCAGCTCATGATGCAGGAGATTTCTAATGTCCTATCCCAAGTACACCTACCCTGCCGCCGAGATCGTCTGCGACTGTCCCGCCTTCCCGTGGCCTCACGCAGAGTTCCTTTCCCGCCGCTGCGCCACTCAGCACTTTTACGAAGCGCATGAACCGACGGAGCTGTCCGAGGTGGAAGAGAATCGCCGCCTTGACTACACCAGCAGGTGGAAAGAAATGCAATAGCTTGGGGAACTTTATTCGCAGTTTGGTGTCAAACCATTATCAAACGGACGCACGTTATTGTAACATAACAAGCGCATAATAACACAGTGAGGCTCAAGATGGAAGACGAATTAGAAGCACTGTTTCAAGCAGCGAAGAAGCACATCAACATAGCCGCCGCGAACGAAGCGGCGACGAAGCGGCGCGGCGTCAAGGTGAAGGACAAAGATGACGCTCCTCCACCTCCCTCCGAGCTGTTCCTCAATCCCGACAACTGGACACGCACTCGCGGCATCGCGCTGATCCACGAAGAAACGGAGACCCTCCTTGGAAACTTTGTCGAATACCGCCACAAGACCGTGCTGGATGCAAGAAAGCTTCTCCGCGAGGATTCGCCGATTCAGGTGGCGGCGGTCGAGCGCGTCTCTGGTGACTGGTGGATTGCGAAACCGGAGGAAGTTACGCCTCAAGAAGCTTGGCACAAACGGTGCGAAGCAGTGTGCAATTTATCTCTCCCCTCGCTCGGCGTTCACTCCCCAGCCACGCCGGTATCGGTTCT